ATAGATGGCCGCCAGTTCGTCGGCGGACAGGACTCGCTTGATGTGGTCGGGGACCACGATCACAAGACCGTTTGTGTAGGCGCCGCGATTGCCGACCACCAGGGGCGACAGCAGCAGCGCGGTGAAGTTGAGGCCGACCCAGACCAGCCAGGCGCAACCCAGCAGGGACAGGAACAACATGGCGGCCCAGAAATGCAAAAAGCCTGCACGCGGCAGGCTTGTGTGTGTGTTCGATCGGTCAGCGGATGACTACCCGCTCACCCCTCATGTAGCAGTGCAGGCAGATGAGCGTTCGCTCTCCGGTGCCCGGCTTGTCTTTCTCGATACCCAGAATCGTCTCGATGAACTCCAGGCTGGAGCACCGAGGACACGCCACCAGATGCGGTGGCAGATGCGCGGCCACTCGGTCAAGCACCTGTTGGCGCTTGGTGCGCTCGGGCTTGGGTTGCGGCGGGACCAACTTGAGGGACATCCCTCAATCATAGGCCAGCGCGCTTGAATGCCGCTGCGTTGCGCTCCCTCAGCTGATCCAGGGTCAGCCACTTTCCATTGTCCGTGGCGAAGCCTTCGGGAGCAATCCCCCCATCCCGCAGCAGCTTGCCGCGAACCGGGCCCAGCACCTCGTCCTGCCTTGCGGCGCTCTGGCGCTTGAGCCAGTCCGAATACGACAAATCAGCGGGCACACCGCCGTCCATGCTCGCGCGCTGGGCCGGCGTGAAAGACTCAATGTCCTCGCCGCCCAGTTCCTTGAAGCTCTTGAGCACTGGCGAGGCCGTCGAGCGGCAGTTCCAATGCAGGCGGCCCGGCCCGCATCCACGCGAACCACACCATGGAATCAAGTGGCCGATCGGCTTCGGCCTATCTCCTAGCGTGTATCGCTTTCCATCTCTGGCCCTGCACTCGCTGGATGTCCTTGTGTCCAGGGTTGCTCGCCACATCACAGCACTGATTAGGTCAGAGTTCGCCTCATAGACGCCATCGCGCACAGTCGCCGCAAGATGACTGATGGCGGTCCTGACTACAGATGACGCATGTCTACGGTCAATCTCGATCAGGCCATCGCTGTAGCCTCTCGCTCGGGTGCCGCGCAACTCGCGCACCATCTGGCTAACTGTTTTGTTCTGGACGTAGCCAATCCGCAGCGACTCACGAATGCGCTGCATCCGATTTTCACCAAGGGCCTCCGAGAACTCGCGCAGCAGGCCGCCTTGAAAGGGCCTAGCCATCGCCGCAGCGTAGGCCTGCTCAGCGCTCACCGATGCAACCTGAAGCTGCGCAGGAACCACCGAGCGGATCAACTCATGCTGATAGCTCGCCTCAGTGCCCGCAAGGCCTCGCAGCTCGTCGGCAAGCTCCAGGCCCACGCGCTCATAAACCGCCTTATTCAACTGCCGCACCGAAATGAGCAGCGACTCCAGCCGCTCGACGGTGAAGCTCTCCGGGTCCATCGTGTCCAGCCGGGCCGACAGCTGCGCGAACAGGTCGGCATCTGTGCGATTCAGTAGGGCCAGGATTCGCCGGACAACTCCGTTTGAATACCCGCTCAGGTCAATCGCGTGATGGATCGACTCGTCGGCCAGACGTTCATTGGCCGTTGCCATTGCCGCCAGCCGGATCGCCCATCAGACCCAGGGCCGGGCCATCCTCGCTGATCCGGTCCTTTTCCTCTTCCCATAGCAGATCAGCGTCCACGACGCCGCGGCGCTGCAGTTCCTTGAACGCGCTTTCCTTGGACAGCAGGCCCACGGCCACCCAGTCCTTGATCATCTGCGTGGTCGCATCGCTCAGCGTCGAGGCCGCGAAGTCGTTGAAGATCGTCACCGACCCGCCGCCGTTCGCTTCCTTGATCCAGTCGGCGAACATTTGCAGCATCAGGTTCAGAGCGTCCTGCTCGCCCTGGACGATGCGCTGAAGCGCGCACATGCCCACTGCGTTTTCGGTGCTGACCTGCGTTGCCGTGATCTTCTGATCGATCACCAGCAGCTCGGCGCCGGCCTGGCGCATGCGCTCTTCCAGCGCCTTCAGGTCATCGGCGCCAGCCTGGATGGCGTGGCCGTTGTGCTCGACCCACTTCAGATCGGCTTCGGCAGTCGTGGCGCTCACGCCCGACGATGCGCCGACCGTGATCTGCACGCCGTCGCCCAGCATGCGGGCGAACAGGATCGGCACTCGGGCCACATGCAGGATCGTTTGCTGGTCGCTGGCGCTTTGCCAGTGCGCGACGTTCAGGTTCGCCAGTTCAACCAGCGGCGGCTTGAACTGCATGAAGCCCGTGCGCTGGCCATAGACAGGCACGAATGGCACGTAAGGCAGCGTGTTGGCGCCAGAGTCATGTAGAACCCATTCCTTCTTCTCGTTCTGCCGGTGCGTCTCCCAAGCCCCTGGCATCAGGACGCGGACCTGCTCAACCTTGCGTGTTGCGTATTGGCCGTCAGCCTCATCGACGCATTCCATGATTCGGAGCTGCTGCAAGACCCACTGGCCATCCACGCGCGCCGCAAGCCATCCCAGGATCTGCCAGGGGAAGATCTGGACGGCATACGGGCGCAGGCCGAGCTTGCGCTCATCGGCCAGAGTCTTCGGGGCACCTTCCTTCGGGGCCGGTGGGAAGTCCACCAAGATGCCGGCCAGGCCGTGGCCCAGCGCGCCCTCCATGATGTCGCCGGCGAACGTGTGCAGGTTGCGGCCCTGCAGGTCGATGTCCTGGCAGTAGACGCGGATCTTCTCGGGCACATCCTCGCCAATCGTGATCGGCTGGCTGAAAGGCTTCCCGGTCAGCGTCTGCACCGTGCGCGAGTACGCAGGGAACAGCACAGCAGTCGCCAGCCTCGCCTCATAGGCGCCCGGCTCTTCATTCGGCCACTGCGGCAGATAGGCCTTGGCCGCTGCTCGCATGGCGCGAGTCCCCCCCAGCAAGGCGCGCGCAAGCTCCACATCAGGGAGCGCTGCGGCCATGTCATCGGAGAGGGTTGCAACAGTTGCGGCCATAGGTTCACATTCGGAGAGGTGTCACTGTCGCCGTCGCCTTGACGCTCGGCCATTCACGATCGATGCAATAGCCGATCGCTGTGGTGATGTGCTGATACTTGTTCTTCTGGTCTTCTTGGAAGGTCGAGCCCTCCTGAAGCTGGACCGTTGCCAGCCCCTTGTCGCACCAGGGCGCAGTGTTCGGATTGACGAACAGCGACCGAACTCCATCAGCGGTATTAATCTTGGCGCGCACCGCGTTCTGACGATCCTTGATCGCCGGATGTGCCGCTTTGACCTTGCGGCTGTAGGTCCAGCCGTTCGACTTCAGTACGCCCTCGATGTCGGTGTAATCCGATGCGTGGCCGTGCTTCTCGCCGGCCTGGCCGGCAGGATCGCCATACACCAGCACATGCCGGTTTTTGTGGTCCTTGAACTTCTCCACGAACTCCAGGGCCGACTGCTTCGATACCGCGCTGGTCAGCACGATCTCATCCAGCAGGTAGAGCGATTCGCCGCGCCGCACGCCTACCGCTGATGACAGCGGGGTGTAGTTCTGGTCGTGCATCCACATCAGCTGCTCATGAGGCTCAATGCGGGCGCCTGTGTGGTTCGCCTCGCTGTAGTCCTCATAGATCCGACCGGTGGCGCCCTCGAAAGCCGCCTCATACTCCTGCCGGTACTGGCGCGGGCTCATGGTCCGCTTGGCCGCCGCGATCACATCAGGCGGCAGGATCTCGACCGACTTCCAGTGGAAATAGCCCCAGTCTGAATCGCCGGCCGTCTTCGCGTACTGCGCCAAGTCGTAGTAATGGCCCAGGCCATCCGGGACGCCGATCAGCCAACACCACGCCCGATAGCCAGGATCGGAAGGGTTGAACGTGTTCAAGGCCGGGAGGATGTTTTCCTTCCAAGCCACATCACCATTGCGCAGGTCAGCGATTTCATCGATCACGCCGCCATGCCACAGCACACCCTCGATGCGCTCTGGCCTGTCCAATCCGATCAGGTGAATCTCTGCGCCGTTCGGCAAGTAGATGATCAGGTCCGACTCGCTCGGCGCCTTCTCATGCAGGCTGCTCATGGTCAGCAGCTTCAAGTCCTGCCAGTAAATCTTCTTGACCTGATCCCGCGTCGGCGCCGCTGCAAAGAAGCGCTTTCCGGGGTTCTTCATCGCCTGCTTGGCAAGGAACCGCTTGGCCCGTTCTGTCTTACCCGAGCGCCGGCCAGCAGGAACCACCGGAAAGCGAATGCCGTTTCCGACAGCCTCAACCAGCGCCCTCTGTACCGGGTGCTCGACAAGTGGATACCAGCGCGCCAGTTCGCGCTGCGTGCGCAGACCGACAGCCATCAGTCTGGCAGGTGCTCGACCAGCTCTCGAAGGAAATCCGCGCCCGTGCTGGCCGACGACTTCTCACTGTCGCCAATTCCAAAGGCCTCGCGCTCCAAGCCAATCAGGATCTTGAGCGTCTCGGCCAGCTTCTTGGTGCTGTCGATACGGCCCGCGCTGCTGATCACCTTGCGGTAAATATCGTTGCGCTTGTCCTGGCCCTTGTCGTCCTCGCTGCGCAGGATGTCGCCCAGCTGCTCAAACAGCGCCGGGTCGCCCGTCTCTGCCTCAAGCTCAGCGAGAAGATCAAGTGCGAGCTTGCGGAAGCGGGCAATGTCAGTGCGGTGCGCAATCCTGATGCGAGCCTGCACCACCGCCTCGACTTCGACCGTTTCACTCTCGGTTGCGCTCTCGGTGCGCACTTCTGTGCGTACCAGCGCTTTGCGTACCAGTGCGTCCGCCTTTGATCGCACCTTGATAGAAAGGTCGCGGGTCCAGTCGTCGCGCTTGGCGCGCTTCCTGATCGCACCCTCGCTGATCTTGTGCTCAGCCGCCATCTCGCGGGTCGACTTCGCGCCGGCCCGGTACTCAGCCTCGATGCGCTCCCAATCGAACGCCGGTTTCTTCTCTGCCATGCCCGTCTCCTCATGCGAGCAAAAGCCCATCGGTCTACGGCCTGCGCCGCTGGGCCCTGCCGGTGCTGCCCCGCTGATTTCTTGAGCGCCGGGCAGCGCAGCGCCGAGTTTCCCGCCCGTATTTGCGCCCGGGCGGCCCCTTGTCAGCTGAGGGGAATGAAGGCGCCTGGAAAGGGTGCCCGCCTCCGGTACTGCCGCACTGGATCTTGTGTGACGGGGTGCGCGTTCGTGAGGCGGGCGAACTGGTAGCAGCGCTGGGATTCGAACCCAGGAAGAAGGCGGTATTGGCTCTCGGCGCCACCACCCTCCTTTTGCGCGAGTCACCCTTCGGCCGCTCGGGAGCGCTGCTGTGTTATTCCCGGTTACGCTGATCCGGGGCCATTCCGGCCGAGTCTTGCCCGATGTATGCCGCAGGGGCCGCCGCAGGACTTCATGCCTGCAGTCGCCGTGATCCTGCTTGATAGCTCCGATCTGAGGCGCCTGTCATCGTGTGTGGCGGACGTTTGAGTAGCGCGCCCGGCGAGCGCCCGTCCTTCTTGCCTGGTGGCCGGTCCTGCTGCTATTTGCTTGCGTCACCCAGCAGGTAAGCGACGCTCTCGGGCACGTGGGCCCGGGATTCGGAAATGCAAAAAGCCCGCAGCGCTGAGCATGCGGGCTTTTTAGGGGCGAGCGAATCCATCTGAAGTTCTGCAGGTCTTGCCTGCTTAAGCGCCCGAGGAACGCTGTGTAGCCCGTAGGGGCAGAAGATCAGGCCCTTGCGGGGCAGGAATTCGTCCTTTCTGAAGTCGTCATTATTCTACAGGAGCGTGGGTTGTCAAGGGGTTTTCATCACAAATCCACCTCGTCACCCAGCTTTGCGGTCACGAAGGCGCGCATGGCGGCGATAAGCCGGGTTGGCCCTGATCGGTAGATATGAAGACCCTGCGGCTCGCCGATTGTCGGATCACTCATAGCCGCGCCGCGCATCATAACTGGGGTCGCTGTGGGCTTGAATACGTGAGCCACCCATGGGCCTGCAAGATCTTCAATCTCACCGGGCCTTACCGCTGAAAGCCACCTTACGCTGATCCGCTCTCGATCAATGATTGGATCAGCATGCCCTGGAATCCGGCTGGGCGCGATCTGGTCCGCATAGCCCGTATCGATCGAATCGGCCACCACGAATCGGTCGCGCCCTGGGTGGACCGGCAGACCCTCTGCCTTCGCCACTGCCGCGTCCAGCAGCGCGCCGGTGAGGTCGGAGGTTTTGTGCTTCATTCCATCACCTCGATTGCTGCCGGCATCATTGTGCTACCCGGGACGATCAGCGCCACCAGGGCGCCAGCATTGAGCATGGCCAGCTCTTCGGCGCTCGGTCGCCAGAAGGACGCCACCGCGCGGACGCCGGCATGGGTGCAGTCTGTGATGGCTATGGCGCTGCAGGGAAGCTCATCCTGGCTGACGCCGGCCGGAGCGCCGAGCACGCGGTTATTGCTGGGGTGCTGAGTGGCTCTCATGCCCGCCTCGTCTTTTTCGCCATCTGGCCCATGGACCCGGCGATCTTGATCTCAATGACATTGAGCAGCCAGAGCCCGTACTGATGCT